GCCCACGCCAAAACTACGGTGCTGCCTCTAACTTTGCAAACACATGTGGACTTATCTTCCAAAGAGAAGCTGCAGGTGTTGTTGAAACAATAGGGCCACAGGTTCAAGTAACTTCTGGTGATGTTTCAGTTGTTTACCAAGGCGATGTCATCCTAGGACGCATGGCTATGGGAGCAGATTATGTGAACCCAGCAGCTTGTGTAGAATTGTTCGCAGGAACAACTACAAAGCCAGCAGCTTTCTCATAAGTTTTTATTCTATACAGGGGCTCTATGCCCCTTTTTTTATTATGGCACAAATATCTTACGGAGTGTCTACCGAACTAGATGCTGTCAACTCAATCCTGATGAGCGTTGGAGAAACCCCAGTAAACACTTTGAATGTGCAAAGTCCAGAAGTGACTATAGCACAAAATACTCTAAGGCAAGTCTGCCGTGAGATACAAGCTGAGGGTTGGTCATACAACACAGAGAATGAGTACCCTATTAACCTTGATACAAACAATCAATGTATTGTTCCTAACAATGTTTTACAAATGGATCTAAACATTTTTCAACATGGAAAGGATTATGATGTAGTAAGGCGTACTGATAATGGTATACAAAAAGTGTATGATAAAAAAGGTCATACATTTACATTTGAAAATTGTAGTAAATTATATTTTGATATGATATGGATGATAGATTTTGAAGATCTACCACAACCATTTAAAGATTACATAACCGCTAGAGCATCTAGAATCGCCTCTAACCGCATGGTAAACAACCCACAGTCAGCTAAACTACTTGAAGCTGATGAAGCTCTTGCAAGGGCTATAGCATTAGAGTATGATACTAAACAAGCAGATCATAACATATTTAATGACTTTAATTACCATCAAGATGCCAACACCACATATAGACCATTTAAAGTATTAAGAAGAATGTAATGGCAACAGTAAATCAACGTATCCCAAACTTTCTAGGGGGTGTATCTCAACAACCAGATAAAATAAAATTTCCAGGACAGTTACGGGTATGTGATAATGCTGTCCCAGATATTACATTTGGACTTAAAAAGCGTCCACCTGCTGAATTTGTAAAAGCATTGACTAATGCTAATAGTGCTGGAAAGTGGTTTGAAATAATTAGAGACGGTGAATCTAAATTTATAATGCAGATCACAACATCTAATCTTAGCACTAAACCAATTAGAATATGGGATTTAGCAACTGGTAATGAACAGCAGTTAACAAATTCAAATGGAGACGCAATATTTTCATATTTAGCTAGTGCTAATGATTACGCAGTAACTACAATTCAAGATTATACACTAATCGCAAACGTATCTAAAACTGTAGGTAAATCTACTACTACAACAGAAGCACCTCTTTTTAATGGTGAGTATGCTTATGCAAGACTTGATACCGTAGCATACAACACGGAGTATGTATTATATGCTGCAGCTAACCCTCCAACTCCAGTTACACATTATAGAGTTACCTCTGTAAAAGTAGATAAAATAGATGGTAATGGTAGTCTTGCTGGCCCAACATGGAATGAAGGTAATGCAAATCAGCAATTTTCTGGAACATTAACTTGGTCATTTTCGGGTGGAGATGCAATTCAAGGTAGTTCAAATAGAACTAATTGTGAAAACATTGAAGGTAGTTTACAAGTTAATGGTAATAGTTATATTGCTAATAACATAGCTAACTATGATGGTACTGGTACAGCTTCCGAAGATTTTTTAGGTTACACTCAAGACTACGATGTACGTTATACAGCAACCGTAACACTACAAGATGGTGGTATTATAAAAGAAACAGACGAAAATACTGCTAAAGGAAAGTTTATTGATGTGTCAATAGAAGGTGTTAATTATAGAATAGCTGTTGAGGCAGTAGAACCAGTAAAAACCTATGATACTGTATCTGGAATAGCGTATTTTAAAACACCTAAGAATCCAGACAATGGCCCTCTTAGTATGCAAACTATTCTTACAGAACTAAAAAACTCTGTAAACAGTTCTTTAAGTAATGTAACAGCAGAAGTTATAGGTAGTGGTTTGTTTCTTCATGGTTCATCAGCATTAAATGTAAACTTTCTTGGTGGTGCTGTTAATGAAAACATGAGTGTAATAGGTCAAAAAGCACAAGATGTTAGTAGACTCCCAGCCATGTGTAAACAAGGTTATATAGCTAAAATAGCCAACACTGCTGATTTAGATACAGATGATTACTATGTAAAATTTATTGCTGACAATGGAGTCAGCGGAGTTGGTAGTTGGGAAGAATGTGTAAGACCACAGAACTTTACCAGTAACTTAAATATTAACTATAACTGGACACAATCTGGTAATACAATAACCGTTACTCAAGTTTCTGGAAATCATAATTTTGAAGTAGGTGAAGAAGTATATCTTACCTTTACTGGTGGTTCTCCTCCTGCTAATCCAAAATATTACACAATAGAAACTGTTACTAATAACTCTTTTACTTTTACAACTAATACAACTCAAAACCAAACGGGAAGTGGTCTTACCGTAACCGTATCTACTGACCATATGCATGCTGGGTTAGATCCAGCAACTATGCCACACGCATTAATTAATAATAGAAATGGTACATTCACCTTTGTTAAACTAGATTTTGCAACAGCTAGTTCACAAGGTAATCAAAATTATTGGAAAGATAGAGAAGTAGGAGACAATACATCCAACCCATTCCCAACAATAACTGGTAGTACAATACAAAAAATGTTTTTCCATAGAAATAGGTTAGGTCTTATTTCTGGAGAACAAGTAGTAATGAGTCAGCCAGGGCAATATTTTAATTTATTTATTGTTTCTGCTATAACTGCTAGTGATGATAACCCTATTGATATTACGGTATCTGACGTTAAACCTGCATTTATTAATCATACATTACCTATACAAAAAGGTTTGTTAATGTTTAGTGATAACGGACAATTTATGTTATTTACTGAATCAGATATATTTAGTCCTAAAACTGTTAGGCTTAAAAAAATATCTAGTTATGAATGTGACAACACCATACAACCAGTAGACTTAGGAACCTCTGTATTATTTACTTCTAACGTGTCTGCATACGCTAGAGCTTTTGAAGCAACTATACTAGATGATGATGTTCCTCCTAACATAATTGAGCAGACTAGGGTAGTACCAGAGTTTTTACCAAAAGATATAAATAAATCTACTAATTCAGCAGCCATAGGAATCACCAGTTATTGTAAAACAGGAACTAGCAATATATATCACTATAAATATTATAATGCTGGTAATCAACGTGAACAGTCCGCTTGGTATACTTGGACAGTAAAAGGTACTTTACTCCATACATTGTATACAGGAGGGTTGTTTTACACCGTAACTTTTTACCATAATCAATATATTTTATCCAGACATGAGTATGTAGCAGATAATACTGCAAACAATGCTTATCAAGTGGGTGAAGGTACTGTAGGAAGTCCTACTACAATTTCTAGACGGTTTGAACCATGTTTAGATTACTTAGTTACACCAACAGCTATAACTGCAAGTGTACCTAATGATAATACAACTTTGGATATACCTTACGCAGTAAATCCAGGTGAAGCTAGTTTAGTACAAGTATTATGTATATCAGGTAACGACACTGACGGTGATAGTTTAGCTGGTTCTGTATTTACAGGAGTTCAAGTAATTCCTGGACAGAATAAAATAATTATACCAAAAGTTAAAATTTCATCTAGTGCAAAGTTAATGGTTGGTTTTAGGTATACAACTATTATTTCTTTACCAACATATTATTATAATGTAGGTCAAAATGCTTATGATTTAGAAGGTGATTTACGTATATCAGGTATTAATTTTGAATTAGGTGTATCTGGCCCTATGGAATTTCATTTAACCTCACCTTTTAGTTATGTTGATTCTAGTGGTAATGTTACTAAAGATATAGATGATTATATACAATATGAAACTGGTATGATAACTGGTTCTTCAACCTTTAATAATTATCCAGCTGAATTAACTAAATCAGTAAGAGTACCAATACAACGAAAGAATAATAAATACGATTTAGAAATAAAAGTAACAGACCCTTTTTCCATTGCTTTAATCTCAGCCAGCTGGGATGGCATTTATAACCAAAAACGACATGTACGAAGGTAAGTATATTCAGACTTGCACTCCAGAGTTAGCTCTAAGTGTAGGTCTGAACTTACGCTATGAAGATAGACGTGAGGCAGAAGAAACCTCTGGATTATGTGCTGAGGCTTCTATAATACAATCATTTTACAATTCAACATATTCTGTATATTTTAAGGTTCCCAACGGCAAGGCTGCTGGAGTGGCGGGTGTGACTCCACAAAATTTAATTTGGATGTTATGCACTGATGCAAGCACAGAGTATCCACATACATTTGTTAGAGAAGCAAAACGCTGGGTAAATAGTTTACTCAATCCTTACTTATGTAACCAAGCAGATATGAGAAATGAATCGCACATAAAATTACTTAAACTTTTAGGTTTTACTTTTGTCAATTATCATGTTTACAACAATGTACCTCTTATTCAATTTATAAAGCCATGTGCAGTGCCATAGCATTAGGGATAGTAAGTGGTGTAGGACAAGCTGCAGCTGGCATTTCAGAACAGAATCGACAGCACAGAGCACAAGTTGATGCAGTCAACAGAAGCAACCAACAGGCTCGTCAAAAATACATTAACGATATTACTATCTCTGCATACAACGATCAGAGAAAGGGCGAAGTATTTACCGCCCAACTACAAGCTGATGCAGCAGCTAGAGCTGCATTTTACAAACAAAGAGAAATAAATCAAATTGAAGCTAACAGAGCTAGTGAATCTGCACAACAAGAGTTGCGT